AGAATAGTTTCACAAGTATATGGACGCTCATACCAGCAACCATGAAGTTTCTTGTAGTACAGAACGCAATCTAGAATCATTGAACGTAGCTTCTTGTCTTTCATAAATCCTCCTGTTTGTTTTGATGAACCTAAGATACAAGAAAACCCCAGACTGTGCAAGCTCCGGGGCAAAATATTTTCATTTCTTTTTCTTCAACAACAACTCCGATTCCTCTGGACGTACAAATTTCACAAGATGCTTTGTGCAGAGAATACCTCGCTTGTAGGATTTCTGAAGGTAGGCTGTGTGGACGATCTTGTCAGCTTGAGCCTCTTGCCATACAGCATAGGGAATATCCCCAAACACTGTATCTGGCTCAAAACCACGACCATGAGTCTCAGTGAACATGCCGTTATGGGTAAGTACGGCAGTACCAAATCCAATATTCACACGACTACGATTGATCCACAAGTCTGAGATGAATACTTTATCAATTGCGTAGTATTGATAACCAAGGGTTGACATATAGTTCTTTAGGCTGGCTAGTTGGACTTTCGATGTGTCCACGATTTCAAATTCTTCTTCCATTACATATCATCCTCATGTCGAATGCCGATGTACACAGGGAAACGTGGCTTGTCTACAATCCCAACAGCGAAGTATTTAAACTTTACAAGTTGACCATCATAATTATCCTTGTTATCCCAAATCTCTTGACGTTGTTCATCATTAAAGCCAGTACCAATCTTGAATGTTCCCCATTTCTCAGAGTGTACAACTAATGCTCCAAGAGTATTACAAGGAATCATATTCTCTTGGTGGCTACTACGTTTAGTTTGCCCCAGTTCACCGACAGTAGCTTCATTAGCGTTGTGCATCTTCTCTTCGAAGTCAATGATAGTTGCTTCCTCATCAACAAACTGTTTGACTTTGAGAAGAATACCTTCTTTGAGCGTAGAACGTCCTTGCTTGTACCGGCCTGTAGGGTCACGTAACATCAATCCTTCGGCACCAGCTTCAAGGAACTCAGCTTCAAACTTCTGCACTTCTTCTGGAGAGTTTACATAAGTAGTCCAAAGTCGGTGTACATTATTCTTTGTATCAGGGTTCATAAGACCATAGCGAACAGCGTAAGGTTCATTACCAATTACGTCAAACACATAGAAATGCAGCTTAGTAATATCTAGTTCCTCTGGAAACTCATGACTCATACAAGCTCGTGTACTCTTATTGAACACGTCCTTGGCATTCTTATCTCCGTAGATAATTTCACCATCATAGCCTTCGTATTCTGGACGGCCGAACTTGGCTTGAACAGCAGCAGAGGGAATTGGCTTCATGCTACGTGACATACATACACCGTTATGCACAGACATCCGAATGCCATCCAATTTCTCTGACAGAAGCATTGGGTAATTCAGTTTTGTTACATCCTCACATGCTACAGCAAGTAAAGGTCGAAATTTACTCATAAATCCTCCCGGTTTATCTTTTCTTAAACAAAGTCACTAATAGTGAGTGTATATCAAATCTGATAAACTTCAACACCATTTTTCTTCAAATATTCAATCCCTTGCGTACAGCGATATGGGTGACGATAATACACTGTCTTAATCTTAGCTGCAACAATCTTCAAACTACAATTCAAACACGGCATGTGTGAAATGAACATCTCAGCACCTTCAGAAGTCTCTGTGCTCAAGTATAGCTTCTCAAGAGCGGCTGCTTCTGAGTGGCGTACTGTGCTCAGTGTCTTACCTTCTTCGTCCTCACATACCTCTGTACTCCAGCCCGGAGGCTGGCCGTTTACACCCAAGCTGATTATAGAGTTATTCTTATAAATAAGACTTCCCACTTTTAACCTTTCTGCTGTAGACGTTTCTCCAAACCTAACCGCCATACCCATTAGAGCTTGTGCGTACTTATCCTTCATTTTGGCGGCCTACTTGAAGGTCGTGCTCGCGTAGCTGTGCCAACACAAGTATAACTCCCACTACCATTGCTTTGTTTTGCAGTCCTCACGCTGTACTTCCCATCATAGTGTTCTTTGATGTACTCAGTAACCACTTTCATGTCTCGTGTGTGAACATACACATATTGACCTAGTCCGTTGACGAAGTAGAATTTTGCAGGGTGTCTAAAACTGAAACCTTCGTCCTCATCGTAGTTGTCAACTTCACTAGCTTCTACAATCGTAACTTTAATTTCAGTTGCTTTCATTCATCTCCTCCATCAAGGCTTCACTCAAACTCTCACCTAATTCACAGGCAATCCAACTTTGCTGGTGGGACATTAGATCAAGGAATTCGTCATATTCTAGTTCGATCATTATTAAAATTCCACCTTTGGTTGTACGGGCTTAGGGTAACTCACGAAGACAATATTGTCCAGAGGACTATCTTCTACGTTATATTTAATGCAGAAGGTTTCAAGCCTGCTACCATTCTGGTGCTTACAAGGCAGAGTACAATATACGAAGTTACCTACTTTAACAGCAGAGAGACTATTAATCCAACCCTGATTATATGTCTTGAACACAAGAGCTGTGCCAACTTTGTCTAGGTTGTCATTGTAGATACGCATGTATTTACTTGCGCTGATGATCTTACGTTGCTTTGAATATTTGTTCATTTGGCTTCCTCCAAAGCTTCCTTGAATTTCTCAAGGCTTTCAATCATCAAATTAATTTTCTTAATACGTTTGGCTTTCTGCTTCTTCTTGCCCGCGTACCAACCAAATTCTAACTCAACAGGTTCTTTATAACAATCTCTCACCATTACACTTGCACAAACCCAACCGTCATCATCTTTTGGTTGTCGGAGTGTGCAAACAATGCTACCGGATTCTGTTGCTTCATCTGATAGGAACCTTTTGAGTGTCCATGATTTCTTTTTCATAAATCCTCCTTCGTTGAATGTGGAGCCATGATAAAGCACTCCACATATTGTTGTCAACTGTTATCCTACGAAAATGTCCTCTTTGTTAGAAATTACTTTCTTAGCTCGTGGAGCCTTCTTCTCTGGCTTAGGCTTCTCCACCAAATCATATTTCTTCAGTAAAGCAGCCAACCCTTGTTCTACACCAGATGCTACAGCTTCGGTGATGATGTTGTCAATAGAAGGCATAGATTCTTGGTTGCAATTCTCGCATTCGGGATCATCACAACCTTGTTCAGCATGGTAGTCGTAGAAACGCATCATACGCTCTTCAAGCTCTTTTGCACCAAACCAGAACTCTTTCCCGTCATTACACTGAGCGATTTCCTCTGGTGACAACAGACCCTGATAAGTAGTCTCAATCTCCTCTTCCATCTGCTTAATTCCAAACTCTGTCTGTGACTTCACGTCTGGATTCTTGCCTACTGATCCCCACCACGCGCAATGTGCCATAAATTGAATATGCTCACCCCATCCATGTGCAGAGCACGCCAAGAATATACCTGTAGCAGCCGACATACAGTCATACTCGATAAACCCCTTGACATTTGCCTGAGATTCCATAATCGCGTTTACAATCATTCTCTCAGATGACACAAAACCCCCTCTCGAATTTATTCGGATGATTACTTCATCTTGGGGGCCAGCAGTGCGGAGAATATTGCACAAATCCACATAATTCTCAGGAGCTTCAATTGGGCCTGTAAGGTAGTAGGTGAATTGAGTACCACGAACTTCAGTTGTGAATGTGTTGGTTGCCTGCATCATTGGTAGAAGCTTGAAATCGTTATCGCTCATAAATCACTCCTTAATAAAACCATAATATTTAAGTTCTGCTTCTTCTCTGGCTTTTACAGCCTCTTCAAACGTTTCAAAATCACCAAGTATAATGTGTTCACAGTTCTTTGTAATCTTAGCTCTGTATTTACCTTCTCTCGAAATATGCACCCCACAACGTCCTGTTGTATTCCTTACACTCAGTCGTTGGTCATACCCCTGCAAACTTTTATCTGCCCATTCACAATTTTCCTTGTTGTATTCCTTCGCTCCTCTGATTCTGTTTATAGAGTATCCAATCTCTTCTGGAGGTTGCCCCATATCCTCTAGGAAGTTCTCAAAGGAGCCACCCCGTTCAGGGTGCCATCTATCGCAAACATTGACATCTTCATAGTTCCTAGAATTGTTGTCACATCTGTATAACATACCAGACCACGAAACATAAGCGGGAGTTTTACTCTCTCCATGAGTTCTATTCTTCTCTGCAAGCTCCTCCTTTTGTAAACAACCGCAGGAATTTGAATTTCCTTTTAGCAGGTTCCCTCTTTCTACTACAGATATAGTTCCACATGTACAAATTGCATTGAATTTGTAAGAGCCATTGCTTGCCTTATCCTCCGACTCAGAAATTACAGTCCACCTCCCAAAGCTACTACCTGTTAAGTTTCTTTTGTCTCGCAGAGATGGTTTTACGCAACCACAACTAGATGTTTCGTGCAACGACCTCTCGGATACTATATATTCTTTCCCGCAAGAGCATATTACATTTACCCTTTTTCTTACATCCTTCCTCTTTCCTATGAGAACAGGTTCAGCAAGAGAAATTACTACTAACTCACCGAACCTGTTACCTATCAAACCTGCACTTGTAGTCAAATTAAGTTACCTCACTCATGGTAGAAAAGTTTAACAAGCGCTTTAGTCAACTTACTTCGACGACCACTATCCTCAAAAGTAAAATTAACAAAACCAATATTATTTACCAGTTGGTCAACATCCTCTTTATCCAAGTAGCTTGGTGGATTCTTAACTACACTCTCTAGCATTGCATTCAGGTAACTTAAACCTGTAACTTTGCGAATATCCTTTTGACGTTCATCACCAGTTAGACAAAGTTGAGCACCATCACCAATACGAGTAGTCAACATTTGCATAAGATCCGTGTCAAAACCTTGACTTTCTTCACAAAGAACAAAGCAACCATCTTCAAAACTGAAACCACGCATCCATTCGACACTTTTGAACTCGATTACATTTTTCTCTAACATGTAAGCAAGTTGCGTTTTACCAAGAAATTTCTTCAGATGCTCAAGGATGCTTGTAAAAATAACGGCCAATTTTTCTTTCTCGGTGCCCGGAACCGCACCAATTGTACGACCACAAGATTCGTAAGGGCGTACTAGATATAGCTTATCAATCCGCTTCTCTTTAAGTAGATTGGCAGCATGCCAAGCAGCAAGAATAGATTTACCACCACCAGCCGGCCCCTGCAAGCAGACAATTTTTCGTCCTTCTTTCAGATATTCTGCACCCAACGTCTGTGCAGGGCCGATAGGAACAAAATGCATAGAATTAAACTCTTTCTCTCCATCAAATTTGGGGTTAGAAGTAGGTGTACCGCCAACCTTATTTTTGCGAACACGCTTGCGAGGCACCTGCACTTCTTCACCATCAATTGCTACAACGAAGTTACGATTATGTCCGCCCAAATTACACCTCCACTTCTAGTTCAGTAGCAATAATCCCTGCAATCTCACAGAGAGTCATAACATCATGTACTGCATCAACAGGGTTATTGTATTCACTTTCTACCCTAGCACCCTGAATTGCGAGGCTGATTAGTTTAAGGATTGCCTTATCTTCTTCTGTCAATTTGCACCTCCATTCTCATTCTCAGAAACAACAAACTCAAGTAAGTTTGCAAGATCATTAGAGCACGCCTGAGCGGCCCTGTCGATTGCATCGCGGTACTCAATATAAGCATCGCTGCGGAGCACTTCATCCATAGCATAGAATCGGTCTGGACTTATGCGAAGGAAAAGCTCTTGTTGGAACTTATAATTGAGCTTAGACCAGTCCACCTGTAAAAGTGCGTCATAGATCGTGTCATTGTCAGAATATAACGCCAACATGCTATTACGAAGTAAGTCTTTCATCTAACCCTCCCAGATTTCTTGATATTCAACTTTAACCAAGATTCCCTCTTCCAAGAGTTTCGCAATGTAGTTTAGTTCAATAGCTTGTTCATTCAGCCACTTGCAGTAGGCATCACCCCACAACTTACGACCTTCTTTATCTCCCCAAGTAGGACATTTACCAGCGTGAAGCTCAAACAAGCTTTCTGTGACCAGTCTATTGTTATTGATTGTGCAAATATCTTGTAATTCCCAATTAGTGATAAAGTCAACAGCTTCTTTCCACTCAGAATCAATCTGACTCAGAAGCATTGCTCTGACATACTCAATGAAATATGTCTCGTCTAGTTCCTGCTCACTCTTATAAAGTCCACCAACACAGTAATCGGAATACTGACCTTGACTGAACATATAGTAATAACTCATATCAACCCTCCCTACCCAAAGCTATCTCATTCGTATAAAGACCGGCCTTCTGCAAAGCTTTCCTCATCCTTTCATTCTCAGCAAGCAATGTCATCCTCTCATCTTTCATGCACGTTAGCAAGTATTTTGCTACGTTTTCGAAAGGTGTGGTGGATAAGTCACCACTCATCAAGACATTCTGCACTGTACCGAAGGTGCCTTCTTTATCGAGGTCACGCAAGAACTGTATTTGATTGATGTTCATAACCCATAACTTCCCAGCATGTTCAATTCAAATCCTGCATCCCAAGCAAGCTTCACAGGTACAATATTCATATCTTTAGTGGCTATTACTGCTTGGCTAGAAGTCATTTGACCCATACCGTGACCGCCGTTATGAGATGATTTATCTGAGACACTCCAAATACGCCCAACAGTGCCGTTCCACTCAACCATCTGTCCACGAAGTTTAGACTTTGAACCGTCTTCAAAGACAATTTCAATCATACCCCAGTTGTCTTCAACCTTGAATTTCATATCAAACCTCCTGCCCAGTGTTTTGTAAATATTTTGTCAGCATAAGATTACGATCCCGGCCAGTAATACCAATTATCTTGACAGCCTCTTTGAAGTCAGTCCAATCTAACTCACTAAGCTGTTCCTTGGTATATTCAGCAGGCAAGTACAGCTTCCCACGAATACTCTTGATTCCTGTAATATCCCAAAAAAGTGAGTTGATATCCAGATGAGCACCAATACCCACCCAAGAGCAAAGTTCATACAAGAAGTTTTGAGCACTGTAGTCAGAGATAACAAACTCACCAAGCTCTTTCTCTTCAAAAACCTTACCTGGGTTTTGATACAAGTTAATTTCCTTTAGGTGTGTCTCTAAAAGCCACCCACGATTTGATGACTCTACATAGAACCCTTGCTGAATAGCCTTTACTACCTCCGATACGAAGGTGTATGGGTTTACCTCTACGACTGTTACAGATTCCATAATTACTCCTTACTGTTTTGATTTGCGTGTGCGTGGTTTACGTTGAATTTTAAGCTCTACATTCTCTTTTGGCAATACCTTCTCCAAATCAATCGCCTTATTATCTTCAGCCTTCCCTGCAATCTCTTTCATCCGTGTCATAAGCTCTTGTGGGAATGGAACAAGACAACTCCCAAGGAAGTCACAGAGGTCTAGCGTGGACTCGATTTCTTCTCCAGTGACTGTATTAAGTCTGCTTACATACGCTTTGTCAATGCCGCTGGTCAATACAGCAGTATAGTAACCATTCTTAAACAAGGTCTTTTCGCAAATACCAAAGTTGTGCTTAAGATTACCTTTCAGAGATTCTACAAAGGTGCTCCATGTGCGTGCTGAGATGATTAATTTCTTACTCATTATTTATTCCCCTTTAAATTTACGAATGATAGCTCCGGCAATCAACAAAGGCCAGAGCATGCTTGCTCCCCAAATCATAATGCTGACAAACATTGGACTCAGCTTATCCAAATCACCACTTGTATCTTGTGATGCTTCTTTCTTAATACCTACGTGGAATATAAAGCCGATGATGCAGTATAGGATGATTATGGTTGTTGTGATCATTTATTTCCCCTACACTGTGTGGGATATAGTAAGTCACAAAATCTAACTTAGTCCATATTGGACTCATCAGTTCTAAGTCAAATGCAAGATTCCATTCATAACCACAAGAGGCGCTGCTCCTTTGTGCATCAGCAAGCTCTTCCAAAAGTTTAAGGATGATTTTATCTTTAATGCCACACTCAGGGTAATTCTCTACTTTAAACAGATTCATTTATTTTCTCCTATTTGTTTAACACTGACAACGAAAAACTCTTGAGTGACACTATCATACAACGTAGCACTCTGCACACCACTGTCTTCAACTACGATTACGTGGACTTGTTTGCCATGTAGTTCTTTCCACGAAAACGTGTTCACATCTTCCCACCTGATTTCACACTCTACATCACTCATTTCTCTTCCTCCAATTGTTTAATAATCTCTGTTACACTGGCACCTTTGATGTACAGTGCTAGGATAGTCTTCGCAAGCTCAGGTGTCAAGCAGTTTATTCCAAGATGGGCTTTTATTTCTTGTGTGACAATCTCCCATGATCCTTTGGTGTAGGTGTGTTCTTTAGAGGTCATAGAGCCTTGACCATTTCAAGGTATTTAGCTTCTTGTTCCTTGGCTTTATGCATACATTCACTATTGCAATAAGCTTGGTCTTCACCATCATTGTAGACACGACCTTCTTCATCTGAATACACTCGTTTGTAACAAAATCCACATTCTTGCGACCAGCCATGTTCTTCAATCAAAACCTTCCACGGCACCTTACGAGCTTCTGCATACTGATCAAATTCCGGTGCTCTGCGACAACGCACATAGATAAATTCGCTGTTCAGCTCATTCGCACCATTTGCTTGGGCAGTTGCCCTGTGTTCAGCAAATTCAATGGTGCAATATTCGTCATCACTAACAACATACGCTTTCATTTTATCCTCCTAGGATTTGCTTAATGTGGCTACCATTCTACAGCAATATTCCTGAGAGTCAAGAGGTATGGAGAAGATTCTTGTAAATTATTTTCTGATGAGGGTTGCATTCTGAGGAAATGGGTGTATGATTAGTGGCAAGCTTATAAAAGGAGGCTTATATGAATGTAGAAATTGAAGAAAGGCTGTTTACAGAGAGGCTGTTGCGTGCTAATCCAGAGAAGATTTATGTCTTTGGTGACAACATGAAGCGCTATGGTAAGCGTGGACAAGCTGTGATTAGAGATGAACCAAATGCTTACGGTATTGCAACAAAGCGTTATCCGAGTATGGATAATTGGGCATTCTTCTCTGATAAAGAAGATGAATTTGACTGTGTGCTGAATGACCTGCGCGGGTTGTACAAGCTGTCTAAGACACATACAATTGTGTTTCCAGCAGCAGGAATTGGTACAGGGTTGGCAGATATGGAAAAGCGCAGCTTCGATTTGTGGTCTAAGATGTGCTGGATTTTGAAGGACTACTTTGGGTATGTGAATGGAGGGTCATAGGACTTCCTGTCTAGGTCATAGGACACCGTGTCCCACATTTAAGGGACAAGAAGTCCCAATAGAGAGATAGAAAATAGAGATAGAATTATACAAAGAAAGATTAAAGGACATAAAGTCCTATGATGATTAACACCAATCTGTTTAAGATTGTAGTCGTATCCAGCGCTTTTGCTTTTCTTCTTTTCATCATTTGTTGTGTAAGAGCAAAGCGATAGGAAAGATAAACCGTTATAGGACTTCGTGTCCCATGACAGAGACAGTATGTCCTTTGAGGAGGTTTGATGAACATAAAATTACCATTTACCATCTTGGAATGGGTTGATAAGAAAAGAGGAGGAATGTCAAGACAAGCATTCATTGTAGAATGCCTAGTAAAACTTATGCAGCTTGATAGTATACAAAACGAAAGGTGATCCACAGGACACCACCTAGAGAACTTTAGAACTGAGGTGAAGATTTGGAACAGACATTATTTTACAAGTACCCAGAGGTGCTGATGAGAGCGACTGGTTACGTTAGCCCTAAGACGGGTGAGCTGATAGAACTGACAGCTAACGACAAGAACGTCTACGTTGTGATGAAGAAACGTAACACATTCTTTGACAAGCATTTTGACAAGCAAGAAGATATTGCCAAGCTTTGTGGTGTGAGTGTGAAACAGGTTGGTAGGATCATACGTGGATTTATTGACAGTGGGTTGATGGTCGCCAATAAAGGTCAAGCTGGTCAACACAAGAATTGGAGATATGAGAAAGTCCTTGACATTATCTTGTATGTAGATAATGATAATACTGAAATACTTCCAGAGATTCCAGAGGACTTTTGGAGAAGTGATGTGAAGCAGAATAAGGTTGTTAAGGAGTGGTCTGGGAAGGGTCAAATCCCTACTAAAACACCCCTTAAATCAACGATCACACCAGAGCCTAGGCTACCCTACTGGGGTGCATCTAAAGATGCGTATAACGATGATTCTGGGTGTGATAACGGCCCATTCTAGGAGAGTGTATTGAAATTAGTACAAGACCGTAATGATATGCTTGAGCACTTCCTCAAAGGAGGAAAGCCACACGGCCTTCTTGAAGGCTATCGAGAGAATAGGAATTCAGAGAGTTGGAGAGTCAGTAGGCAAGTGGAGGAGTTGATGGAGTATATTTTGTTTCTTGAGAAAAGATTGGAGGAGAAAGATAATGTTTAAGAAGTACAAACGTAGTGAATGGTTTGAAGGGTTGCTTGAGTGTGAAGTAGAGTACAAATCAGGTGGAAGGTTTATAAAACCTAAAGAAGGTGCAATCATGGAATGGGTTTGGTTGTCCTATGGTAAGTCAGGACAGATTGGTGTGAATATCAATCAGAACTACCAACGAGCTAAGGGTTATTTGGATTATATAAATTATTTTAATGAAAAGTTGAAATAATAGTCAAAATCTATTGACAAGAACGCTTTTGGGTGTATACTGACACCTTCAACCGCACAAAACAGGAACTACCAATGAAAGAGAAACAGTGTCCTCACTGTACTCCACTGGTCAGTGAATGTGTTTGCCATTTGACAACAACCCTCCCCTATTCTGAGGAGGACTTCAAATTTGAATACGCTCATGAAGTGGATACAGTGCCAAATACGCAATTCTGGACGATTCTTCCAGATGAGTGACAATAATTGTCACATTATATCAAATAACGCTTGACAAAGTTCAATTAGTACTGTAAGATTATATTGAACTTGAGGAAAGAATATGTCAGAGAAACCAGATAAGTTGGGACGTGTTGGAAAGGCCCGAGGTGGTAGACCTTTAAATAGTAAGTCATCTCGTTCACTGCGTCAGACTAAAATAAAGCAAGTATTGGACTATATTGATCCTCTGCTTGCGAAAGCCTTGAAGAAAGCTGAAGCTATCCTTGATGAGCCGCTTGATAGTAAGAACGTCACATCCACTACACAGTTAAGTGCTGTAAAGTTGATTGTTGATAACGCTATCAGCCTTCGCAATGAGGTGTATGGCCGTGAGAAGGATCAGCTAGAAGACCCTGAAGACGATCCAAAAGAGCCTGTCGCTCAGCCTCAAGCACGATTTAGCACGAAAGTAGTTTCAATCACTAAGAGTGATGATTAAGCGTTCGCTGTTTATGGACAGTGGACAGAAAGAACTGACGTTAGATAGACCAATGACAGTACACAGCGACCTCGGCAGATAGTGTATGGATCACTGCACGTAAGGTGAGATGTTGGTTTATCGAAAGGCTGGACACTACTTAGGGTTGACTTGTGTATTTAGTTATACTTCGTCTTCCTCCAGCACAGCGTCATCCTAATCAGGCTTCGGTCTGGTACTTCGACTTGCCTAGTTGAAGAAAGCCTATCTGGCGGTAGGCTGTTTTACGGATACTACGTTCATACGCGGCGTAGTACGTTGACGAGTCGCTATGTAAAAATAGCAAAAGACCAGCCCGTTCAACCGGGATGCTGTATTTAAGGGCCAACTACGAGAGTGGTACAAGTGCAGTAGTTCTACGAAGGTGTGATCGCTACCTAAGCATCAATTGGCCTTTGAGCCATGTAGTACAGGCTGGTGGTATTCCAGCACTTATTACCGACGGGTAATATTTAGTCTCCTGTAAAGGCACTCCCTAGACGGTAAGGTATTAAGTCGTGCTTCGGTACGCAAACGGTGGAGAGAGCAGGAGCGTTGTCCTGTTGATTGGGAGCACGGTAGTGTGGCGACCCAATACTTATTCTTGGCGAGTAGCACAGCGGTAGTTGCAAAGAGCTGTTAACTCTTAGGTCATACGTTCGAATCGTATCTCGCCAGCCAAATACGCTCTGTTTGCTGGAAGGTCAAGCAGTTCCCTTGTAAGGAACAGATGAGTGTTCGATTCACTCACAGAGCACCACATTCCCTCACATTACAACAAATAACAATTCCATCAGGGGAATGCAATGCAAGTAGTAAGTATCCCAAGTCCTTTCACATACACCAATCTTTATACGCTTTCTGACTTTGATACTGGTACAAGTCTTATTGTCACCAATAATACATCTTCTCCTGCATATCTAGTTCAAGCATCTCTTCCTCCTTTAGCAGACAGTGACCAGTATCCCTTACTCTCTGGTCAGACAGTGCTGGTACACGCAACAAGTGATCCTATCTGGATTCGTGGTGGTACTGGCCCTGTTTTGGTTCAGAAGGTTACAGAGACAATCACACCATTTACCGGTGTAGACCTTCCTCATGATATCTATACAAGTCCTAATGAGTTATATCGTAGGGTTAAAGTAGACACAGGACAGACATCCTTCCATAGTGGCCGAGAAGCTCGCACATTCTATGAATTCTCGATAGCATCGGGCGCTAGTGTTTACGTCCAAGCTAACGTGGCAATTGACACGATTCTGTATGATGTAAGTTGTGTAGTAGATGCAGGCAGTATTCGCCTATCCACTTATGCAGGTTCTACAGGTACTGGTACTTATGCAACTCCTCTACCGATTCTTCCAAAGAATGCAATGACTCTTCGTGAGACACCATTCTACACGTTCCAGAATACCTTGTTCACAGGTGGTACAGGAGTTACTGGAGGTGTAGTTATTGATAGAGTTAGGGTTGTGGCAACTAACGCAACAGCACAACAATCTTCTGTTGGTAGTAAGTCGTTTGATCAACGTGGTGTTGGTGTAGGAACTTACTACTGGCGTCTTGAAAACTTTGGTTCAGGTACAGCAACTGGCGTGTTTTCTGGTTGGTGGGCTGAACTTGTAAACCTCGGAGCTGGTTAATGGCACTTCTATTCTTGCTACAAACTATCTTTCGTAAGTACAACCGTTAGGTTTAGTCACGTTAAAGATTTCTCCTAGGCGAGCATGTCGTCTGAAGCACGTTGCTTACCTCGCGTGTTTCTCCTCCTACTTCTGATGCCCGGAAGTACATGCAGGGCTACTAAATTCTAAAGTTGCAAATCAATGTAGATGAACGGGATTGCAAGCCCGCCAGATGCTCATTCATCTGGCTAGTCTACACCTATTAAGCCTAATGAGAGGTAATTATGAACTACAAAAAGATATATGATCAGTTGGTTGAGAAGTGTAAAGTAAGGGGCTTGAATAAGTCAGCTCTTGAGGGTTATCATGAATCTCACCATATTATACCTAGATGTCTAGGTGGTGGTAATTCAAAAGATAACCTTGTCCTGTTCACGGCTAGAGAGCACTTCATTGCACACTGGTTACTGTGGAAAACACATCCGGAGTCTACCGCACTAATGCGGGCGTTTTGGTTAATGAGTCATACTCGGGACACTGTAAGGTCTTCAAAAATATACGCAAAACTGAAACAAGAGTACTCCAAAAGTGCAAAAGTTAAGATGACTGAAATGCGTAGCAATACAGACCTAAGTAAAGATAAATCTAGCATGTTTAAAAATCTTGTTGGTATGTCTAATAACCAACTTACAGTCATTGAATTCTCTCACTGGGAAGCTGATAGTAGTAAAAAGCAGAGTGTCTCTTTCTGGAAGCTTTTGTGTGTTTGTGGGAATACCGTAGTAAAACGAGGAACAAGCTTTACTAATGGTAAAGTTAAATCTTGCGGGTGTCAGCCTAACCCGAGCCGGTCAATGTTACCATGGTTGAAATATAGTCCAGACGCCCTTGCGCACAAACACAAGTGGACCTCGGCAGATATATACTATGATGCGTGGGTGTTGTGTGGAAAACCTACTAAATCTAGGTTCTTGACTTCCTACAATAAGCTCAATCTGACAAATCTACCGGGACATTATTTCAACAGTCTCGTGGATAAGTTTAAAGACGGTTGGATTCCGGCAGAAGATCAGCAGTGGCTGGAATACAAGGGAAACTCTAAAGATGAGTGAAATTATTGTTGCTCCGCAGTCACCCTTCCAAGAAAAATACTTGCAAAGTGACGCAAGAATCTTGGTTGCGGGTGGCGCAGCAGGATCGTTGACTTAGGCGATCTTTAAACTTGTTGAACTCGGGGAACATCCTAACGTAAAGACGAGGGCAATCCCGAGCCAAGCCTAGAAATAGGAAGGTGTAACGACCATCGAAATGCGGTTGCTAAGAGCAGTCATAGAGGCTGGCACCGAACAGAGTAGAGTACACTCAAGCGAGTGGAAGCGGCAAGCTCACCTTTACAGGTGTGATGATATGGTCTGCTCTATATGGAAACATATAGCTGCACATAATGGTGCGGAGATAGGACTAGCGAACTATCTTGAACATTTTTGCTAAAAGTCACGTAGGTTTAATGCGCCATTTGCGCTGGATGGATGACCCACTTTATCGTGGTTTCTGTATCCGTAAAAACTCTACAGCTATCATGAAAAGCGGTGGTCTTTTTGACGCCGCTGTTCACCTCTACTCTCAAGTAGATGATATTAAAATTAAAATGAAAGACCAGCGCATCGTGTTTTCTTCAGGAAGCTCGGTATCCTTTTCTCACTATGAGAACGATAAAGCTGGTCAGCTCTACCATGGCCTTGAACTCTCAAACGTATTTTATGATGAGTGTACTCATGCCTCTGAAAGTCATATTTGGTGGCTAGTTTCTCGTCTACGGACAAAGGCAAATCTTGACCCTTCGATTTGGTTAAGTTGTAACCCTGATCCAGATTCATTTTTATTTGATTGGGTCAAGTGGTGGCTTTACCCGGAAGGGCATGAAAAATATGGCCTACCTGACCCCGAAAAGAATGGGATCACTCGTTGGATTCTTCGTAGAGAAGGTGTGATATTCTGGGGAGACTCTAAGGAGGAAATGATTGTTAGATATGGTAATCCTAATCTACCAATTGACCACCCTAAGCAAGTTAAGCCCCTTAGTTTCCAAGTGATTCTAGGCACCATCTACGATAATCCGTGGCTCATTGAAAATCAACCCGAATACTTGGGTTCGCTTGAGGCGATGCCGGATGTAGAACGTCGCAGACTTTTACTTGGCGATTGGACTGCCAGAGAACAGTCAAGTACGCACTTTCTGCGTAGCTGGTGTAGAGAAGAAATTCAAGAGCCGCCTAAGAGTGAGATTGTTAAAACTGTCAGGGCTTATGACCTTGCGTCCACACTCAAAAGTGATGCTAATCCATCCCCAGACTACACTGCAACTTGCAAAGTTTCTAAGTTGAAGAGTGGGGAATACTTCGTACATGATGTACAAAAGACTCGTATTCGTTTTGGTGACTGGAAACAGTTCATCCTAGATAACGCTATCAGGGACGGATATGATGTGGATATAGTTCTCCCACTCGATCCTGGGGCAGCAGCCAAAGCCGCAACAGGTATGCTTTCAAGAGAAATCTCTGAAGAGGGGTTTAGAGTAAGGACGTTACAGACTACAAAAAGTAAGCTTGATCGCTTTCGTCCAGTATCCAGTTTAGCACAAAATGGCCACATAGTTTTCTTAAAGAATTGTGGTACTGACCACGAGAATAAAATTCTAAACGATAATAACTTTGTATATAAAGAATTGGAAGCTTTTACTGGTCTTCGTAAGTCCGGCGAATCGGGTCACGAGGACATTGTTGACGCCTTGGCTGATACCGTAGCAATTCTTGCTCAGAAAATACAAATCCCCAACTACATGTCTGGTCTTAAATCAACAGACAACCTCCTTAAAACTAACAACCCATTCGCATAGGAAGAGATATGGCGGAAGAAACAGAAGACCTTACCCCTTCTCTAACTAAAGGGGAAGATAGTACAATCCCCAGAATGCGTCTTAGTCAAGTGTCTTACAACGGCTTGAACGTATTCTCTGGGAACATTTTTGAAGAGTGCGCACACGAACTTCGTTGGCCACATTGCATGAAAACCTACAAGGACATGGCAAAGGATGCAACTATTGCTCCTGCACTAAATCTTGTAGAAATGGCTATTGCTCGTGTTCCTTGGCATATTCGTGTACCAGAAGGTTATGAAGACCAACTCAAAGATAAAGCTGCTTTTATCAAGCAGTGTATCAATGATATGGATCATAGTTGGGGTAGCTTCATACGTCAAGTGGTAAGCTTTAACCGCTATGGTTTTGCCGCCCATGAGAAAGTGTATCGTAAGCGCTATAAGAAGAATGGTAGTAAGTATAATGATGGTCTTGTAGGTATTGCCTCTCTTCCTCCTATTACTCAAGATAGTATTGAGTCTTGGGATTGGACAGATACAGGACGTAAGCTTACTGGGCTATATCAATACCCGAACGTACCTGCTGGTAAGAATAAAGTAGATATTGTTGAGAAAGGTGTTGAACAGTGGATTCGCAGAGAGAAGTTTCTCCTGTTTCGAAACAATCCGCTTAAAGACTCACCAATCGGCGAATCCCCTCTCAATGGATGTTGGCAAGCTTGGAGGTATAAAACAGAGCTTGAGAAGTTTGAAGGTACTGGCGTAGCTTCTGATGTTCGTGGTCTTAAAGTATTGAAGCTTAACCCCCGATACATGGCAGAAGATGCTAGTGACTTAGATAAGCAGACCTTTGAGTATTGGAAGAACGTAATGCGTAACCTACACATGGGTGAGCAAAGCGGCGTAATTGTTCCAAGCTTGAAAGATGAGAACGGCAAAGAAGTGATTGCCGATCTTGAGCTTCTTGGTATTAACGGCCAACGTAGCTACAACGTATCAGATATTATTGGACGTTATCGTTCTGAGATTATTACAAGCCTTATGGCTTCTCAGTTGACTCTTGGTCAGAATGGCGGTGGTAGCTTCTCTCTTGCAGAGAGTCTACAAGGCATCTCCAACATGGCTATTGAGGCTAAGTTGATTGAGATTCAAGATCAACTCAACCATGACTTGATTAAACAATTGTTTGAACTTAATGGTTGGTCAACTGAAGTGATGCCAGAATTTTACTTTGGTGATCTTGTTAGTCCTGACCTTGACGTTTTGTCTAAGTTCCTACAACGCGCAGGCGCACAAGGGTTGATCAGTGCAAACGCTAAGACTGCTAACTGGGTCGCCGAGCAAGCCAACATGCCTAAGCCTTTCTCAGACACCACTATTTCTACAGAAGATGTCAGGAAAGAAATGACAGCTTACTCGTCTAATTCGGGTGAAGGTATGGAAGAGGGCATGCCATCTGGCACAGGTGACGCAACTGGTGGTGGGGATCAATCCACAGGTAATGGAGAAAATACGTAGATGGCTCATAGTTTAAGGCTTCTAACTAAGAAGCTATATAACACACCACACTTGATTGAGCCATCGAGCTTTGAAAGTGTGATTACTTATTTAAAAGAACGCAACCAAGGCGAGATGAATATCTCTGCTGGTAACAAACCACGAGAAGGTAAACAACTTCAATATTACTCTGATACTCAAGTAGGTATTATTGATATTGATGGGCCTCTTACATATAAATCCTCTGGTTGGGAAGCCCTATGTGGTGGAACTTCCTACGAAGGTATTGTACAAGAGTTTAATGCTATGGTTGACATGGGAATGAAAACCCTAGTCTTCATGGCTGACTCTGGTGGTGGTGAAGCTTATGGTATGCAGGAGCTTGGCAGTTACATTCGTAAGCAAGCAGATGCTAAGGGTATCAAAATCCTTACCTATGTTGACGGCATGGCTGCTTCAGCTTGCTATGGTGTTACCTGCATTGCAGATGAAGTTATTCTAAACCCTCAAGCAGAAGTTGGTAGCATTGGTGTTGTTGTTCGTTTAATGAATGACTCCAAAGCACTAGAAGAAAAAGGTTACGAACGCTCATTTGTTTATGCTGGTGGGAGCAAAGTTCCTTTCGCAGAAGACGGATCGTTTAGACCAGAGTTTATTCAAGACATTCAAGTGAAAGTTGATGCCTTGTATGAAGAATTTACATCCTATGTAGCAAGTATGCGAAAAATGGATGTGGATCAAGTTAAGAAAACAGAAGCTAAAGTCTTCATGGCTAAAGATGCTATTTCTCTTGGCTTGGCTGATAAAGTAATGACTCACGATGAGTTTTACAATTATCTCGCAGACGTTGCCCAGAAGGACAATAAAATGTTTACAAACAATAAACTATTTAGTTTTAGCAAGCAACCTGTTGATGGGAAGACTGCTGAACTGGAAATTGATGAGGTACAAATGAAAGAATTTGAGGAACTGCAAGCGCAGCATTCCGAACTTGAAGCTAAATTCAACGCACAGGAAACCGAGCTTGCAGCGCAACTCAATGCTGTAGCCTCCCTGTCTGCTGAACTGGTCCAAGCTAAGGAAGAGTTGAGTGTAGTAGCTGCTGATCGTGCAGCACTGGAAACCGCCGCTAAGGAAGCTAAAGTCGCTGCCCGTAAAGAGGCTATTGCTTCGGTTGAGGCTGATGCAGAGCAAGCGGATAAGTTGTATGCATCTCTGGAAACTGTAGATGATACTGCTTTTAATGTCGTACTGGCTTCTATGAAGAAGAAAGAAGACAAACTGGAAACTTCTGATCTTTTTGAAAAGAAGAGTACAGACGTTAATGAAGAAACCAAAGAGCCGGTCAGCTTCAAAAGCTTCCTGCCTACCAAGAATAAATAAGGAAAAAGAAAATGACTGCTATTGCATCTCGCTCTAACAAACTCTCGAACATCATCGCTTTTGAAAGTGGTGTTGAATATGGCTATTGCCGTGAAACCGTAACCGTAACCGTAAAAGCGGGTATGGATATTGGTGCAGCGCTGAAACTCTCTGGTGGCAAGTATGTTTGGATTGACCAAGCAGGTTCTGCAACATTGACTGGTGGCGTTGCTGTGCTTGTTGACCATTTCGCAGACGTACCTAACCTTGCTGCTGGTGATCACGAACTTGCTGTTCTGATCCGTGGTGGCGATACCGGCATTACCTCTGCTGCACTCCTTTATGATGGTGCTGTGGATGCCCCAGGTAAAGCACGCATGGTCACTCAGTTGGCCGTTCAAGGCATCGTTGATCGCGTTCAAGTGTAATCAACTTTAAATAAATAAGAAATAAGGAAACCTTAGAATGTCAGTGATCCGCGATTACTACAACAGCTTTAAAACAACCGAAATGACTGATGCAATCAACGAGATTGAAAATCAGTATGGTTATGTAAACAGCCGTAACTACTTCAACATGAAGTCTACTGGCCAAACTGCCATCATCTTTGACGTTAACAAGCATGACATTACCCTGCTCCCACAAGTAAATCGTGGTGATCACAGCGCCACCCAAGGTAAAGAGCGTGAAGTGGAAACCTTTGCTCTGAAACTGGCTTACTTCAAGCATCAAGACCGTCTGATGACTGAAGACATTCAAAGCTGGCGTCAGCCGGGTCAGGAGCTTCAAGAAACTCTGGCTCGCGCTACTGCTGAAAAACTGCAAGACATGCGTATGGCTGCTGACCAGACCAACGAGTACATGAAGCTGCAAGCTTTCAAAGGTGTCTTCAAGACTCCAGACGGTAAAGTTGTTGCGGATATGTTCACTGAGTTTGGTGTTGCTCAAACCACCATCGACTTCGTACTTGGTACTGGCACTACTAACGTAGATGCTAAGATTGCTGAGCTGAAGCGTGCCGTAGCTAACAATGTTAAACAAGGTGGTGCCATCAGCGGTATCGAAGTTCTGGTTGACCCAATCTTCTTTGACAAGCTGATCAACCATGCAATGATTCGTGATGCCTTCAAGTTCTATCAGAACAGTGGCACTCAGCGTCTGCGTGATGACCTCGCAAACTACATGCGTTGGGGTATCATGGAAGTGTTTGAATACCGTGGTGTTCGTTTCATCTCCTATGACGCCACCTTCAACCTGCCTAACGGTACTACTGAGCAAGGTGTTGCTGACAACACTGGTCATGCTTATGGTCTTGGTGTACGTGACCTGTTCCGTGGTTATGCTGGCCCTAGCAACAAACTGTCTCAGGCTAACCAGCCGGGTCGTGAAATGTTTGTTCGTCAGTACGTTGATGACCGCGATGAGTACGTTGACTTTGAGCTTGAAATGGCTCCTCTGTACTTCTGCACCAAACCTGCATCGCTGGTTAAAGTTATCAGCTCTAACTAAGAGTGACGTGAGGGGCTTTACGCCCCTCCATATTCTAGAGGAATAAGATTATGGCTATTGCCGATGTAAGTGGCCCAGAACGGGCTTGGGTTGATGCACACACTGTAATCCAGCGTGTCATTACAGAAGTGAACGCAGAAGTTCCAGATACCAACATTATGCCGTACCAAGCACCAGCTGCTGCTGCTGATGTGGCTGCTTTGAAGGTACAGTTTGACGCCCTTCTGGGTAAACTGGTCACTGCTGGTTTGATGGCTGCAAGTTGATTGTATTTTATCAAGGTTAGTGGTATTCTGTGGGTTCTATCTTCTAAAGGAGTATTTTATGGAACACCCTAACTTTGAAACCTGGCCTTACAAGAAAGTAAAACCGGAGCATGTACCTGTCATCATTGAAAGGTATCAAGCCGGAGAAAGTGCCAGAAAAATCTGCCTTGATATGCCGTTTGCAGAGGATGTTGCTCTTAAAGTCTTACGTGATTTTGGAGTACCAATCAAGACCAGAAAAGAAAATAGGTTTTCGATGGGTCATACCATCAACGAAAATGCTTTTCTAGATATTTTTGAACCTGAGTGTGCTTACTTCTATGGTTGGCTTTTGACTGACGGCAATCTCAGGGAAACAAAGTACGGACACAATGTCAGCGTTGAACTTTCCTTGAAAGATGTTGAGGTTTTGAAAAGCTTACAAGCTTACATTCGTAATGGAAATATAGTTAGAGAGCGCCATAGGTTTGATAAAAGAACCGGCAAAACGTATTCCATGTGTTCTTTTGGCTTTCAATATGAACCTATAACAGAGAGACTTATTGCCTTTGGTCTGGCTCCAAGAAAGTCTACCAAGGAAGAGTGCCCAGAACAATTTTTGTTTAACAGAGATTTCTGGAGAGGTGTTCTTGAAGGTGATGGCTATCTTTCTAAGCTAGAGTCTTGTACCAAAATGCAAATCTGTGGCAGTGAAACTCTTTGTCATCAGTGGTTGGTTTATTGCAAATCTATTGTCCCTGATATGCACATGACTATCACACCAGACTCTAAGAATAAGGCACTGTTTCATACGTACTCAGGAAGGTTTGAAGAGTGCAAGGCTGTACTTGATAGTCTTTATTTAAACACAACTGAGAGTCTGAGATTGTCCCGAAAATACAACCTATATAAAGGGCGGTACTACAATGGCACTGACTAATGTAGAGGTGGTCAGGCTACTTATAGGTCTGACACCAGCTAATCCATTTCACGATTATTTAACAGACGAAGAGATTCAGTGGTTCATTAACTATTGCAATGGTGATCTAGTACAAGCTGCAAGAATGGCTGCAATATCACTCTCACTTGCACTAACCAGTGTAAACACGAGGGAAATTACGGGAGACATTCACGTATACAATGATATTGCCAGAGCTTATACAGTGGCACTAGATAACTTCATCAAAGACAGTTTGGCCGTAAACTTTCCCAAGGGTGTTCTTGGCTACGCTGCTGGTATTAGCTATGAAGACGTTTGTGCAAATGATCGCAATCCAGATAATGTTCGTCCAGGCTTGATTGGTATTCGTTTGTGTGATGGTAATATGTTCTCTTACACAAACCCATTTAGAATCAAATCATGTGGTTGCTAACAAATGTCTATGAAATTAACAGTAGACAAAAGCCCTTGGCTTGCTCTGAAGAAATCCTTTGCTAAGGCTGAGACTCTTGAAAATCAACTTGGTTGGTTTGAAGAAAATCGCTATGGCCCTGACAATGATAACTTGCCAATGGCCCAAGTAGCTCAGTGGCAAGAAGAAGGGACTGAGGGAGGTCAAGGAAACGGTTCTGGTATTCCTCCTCGCCCTTTCATGAGGGTTGGATTAAAAGCTGCTCTTTTGAAGGGTAGTGATAAAGGAAGTTTTAAAAGAATCCTCACTGAAGTTGCAATGGGCAGGGATGTATTCAAAATCCTCCGTAAAGAGGGTGTAGCTTTTGAAGATACCTTGAAAGATGTTATGCGTGCTTGGGATACTCCCGGTAACGCTGACTCAACAATCGCTCAGAAAGGGTTTGATGACCCATTGAATGAAACTAGACAACTTATCTCCAACGTAACTTCTAAGACAGCTAAGAGAGGGACTTAATGCTAAAACCACAATTCCTTCTCACTAAGAAGATACCTATTACTTTCTATAGGGCTACACAAGGCAGTTATGTTAATGGTGAATGGGTAGAAGGTACACAAACACAAGTACCCTTAGAAGTAAACATTCAACCATTTAAAGATCAAGACTTACTGTTACTCCCTGAAGCTGACAGGTCAAGGGAATGGTACAAGATTTACTGTGCCAATGAGATTCGTATGGATAAGCAGGGAACTTCTGGTTGGTCGGCTGATGAGTTTGTTTATGAAGGTGATCGCTATAAAGTGATGAAAGTAAAACATTACTCCATGTCAATCCTTGACCATTACCGTGCAACAGCAGCCCGTCTGGAGATTAGTGCAGGATGAATATCTATTCTACAGTGCGTGGTGCCATCAGGAACGTCACTCTCAAAACTTTGGATGAGTTCACTAACCCTCTGGTCATTTATTCTCATGCCAATGGTAATGAGCCAGCTGGCTCTTATGTAACAGTTAGCATTTTAAACGTAGATCAAACAGGACGACATGTAAGCAGTGGTCTTGTTGAAGCTAATGGTGCCAAATTTGAAGAAACTATTAAAGTCTCTTATGAAGTGATGGCTCAATTAAGCTTTGTTGGTAGTCAATCTGGTGAGATGGCTTACAGTCTCTACCAAAGAATAAACAATAACCCTCTGGTGTTAGAAGAGGCTGCTCGTAACAAGCTTGGCTTTATGAGAAAGAGTCAAGTAAGACGTGCCCCTCAGAAGCGTGATACCACTTGGGTAGAGTACCACAATCTAGACGTAACATTTTCCTACCATGTAGTTACTAAACAAGTGGTGGATATTGTAGAGGGTATTACAGTCGAGGGTGTTTACAACGACACAATCCAAGACAATTTTACAATACCTGAAGACCTAGTAATAAACCCTTAACCTAATAAAGGAAAATAAACGATGGCGGAACTCGACCAGATCGTTCAAATCACGATTACGCGAGAATCTACCCCTGTAGAAACTGCGTCTTTCCAAATCCCCCTTGTACTTGCAACACATACTAAATTCTCTGAACGTACTCGCTCTTACACTGACTTCTCTGCTGTTGAAGATGACTTTGACAGTGCAGATGAAGTTTATAAGATTGCTCAAAAGCTCTTTGGTCAAACTACTGTTGGTGCTCGTCCACCAAGCATTGTAGTAGGCCGTCGTCAGGTTAACAGTGTTGCTGGTTCCGTTGCAACTGTTTCTAACAGTACTGCATACACTGTAACTATTGCTGGACCATCTAGTGTAACACCAACTGTGTTTACTTATACTTCAGATGCCACAGCACTTGCAACAGAAATCGTAGCTGGCCTCAAAGCAGCTTATGATCTT